TCTCCTCAACAATCGTGAAAAGACCCTGGCACTTGCCATCACGAATAGCCTTATAGTCAAGCTTTGTAGAACCATTATTAGCCTCAATAAGAGCTTCCTTAAGAGCTTCCTGAGACTGCTTTACGGAATACTTCTCGACATTTCCTCTATAACCATCAATGCCGAGCTTTACAATATCTTTATAATCAGCCATTATTATTTACCACCTTTCTATAGATTAAGCTACTTCAATTGCGTAGTATGTATAACGACCAACTACGTTAACATCAATAATCTTTCCGATAACTGTAGAGCCACTTGTAGCTGAAGTGACTACCTTTGCCTTTGTGTCACCCTGAAGCTCAACGATCTTACCCTTTCCAGGTGTGCCGTCTAGAGCATCAGCAGTTACAGAGAAAATATCATTGGAATGCAGGCGATAGCCCCTAGCGGCTTTGCCAGCAACGTTAATAAACTCATCAAGACTCTTCTTACGCTCGTCGTACATTACTTCAGGAGAAGCAATAAGGACGACCTCTGTAAGAGCAGAGCTCGCTGTCGGCTCGACACCAACATAAATTTCACGAGCGCCATCCTCAAGACCAGCGAGAAGAACGAAATTACCATTTTCAATCTCAGTCGCTACATTCTCATTAGAAGTAGAATCTACCGGCTGATAACGAACAGATACGAGTCTAGCTCTATCATCAGTTCCAGTTAACTTGTCTGTTCTGACTACAGCATATGCCATAATGTTTATCCTCCTATAAAAGTATTACTCATCTCGTCCAAGATACTTCTCGACTATTCCACCATACGGAGTCTTGGACATATCAGTTTTCTCAACTTTAAATTTAGGTGTATGATCACTCAAACCAAAGTTAGCTTTTACACCATTCCTACCACGAATTGCAAAGAGCTTTTCCTCAAGAGCATCAAAATCATACTGCGAACTATCTTCACGAAGAGATTCAAACGCATCAATGCCAGTGAGATCTTCGAATTTTGCAAAGAGCTCTTCACGTCTACTATTCTCGACTGCTGTTTCAACATCAATCTTGTATTGTCTAAGTTCTGAAAGTTCTTCATTTAAAGACGCAATCGTTTCGGAGGCAGTATTGTATTTCGCTTCCCAACCGATATTATCTTTAATAGCCTGTTCCATAGATGCAAATATCTGTGAAACAGGAGATTCCTGCTCACCTTCGAAATCAGTAATCGAAAACTTTTTTCTTTTCTTTGATTCATAATCTATAGACAGAGCATCACCATTAATGGAGTATTCGAAACCATAAAGCAGCCAGTCTTCAGTGTCCCAGCAATATACTTCATGACTATCTAAGTCAGCATCCACATAGCAATATCTACAAGATGCTCCCCATTCTCTTTCAACAGTATTTTCGGAAAGAGCACGCTGAAGTTCTCCTATAGTGTTAGAAGCGAGATTGAAAGACTCGTCATTTCCCTCTTCTGCATCTTGCTCTACTTCGGCATCATCATTACTGGATACAATAGCTTCGAACTTCTCAACGAGTTCATCAATAGTCATATCATCAATCGCGAAGTCAAGAGAATCTACATTAATACCGTATTTGGCAGCGAGTTCAATTTTCTCGTTCAATACCTCGTTTCCTCCTTCCATCGAATATTTTTGTGGGTGTGTATTGTCAACATCATCAGATGTAGTGACCTGTGTAATTGTTTCCTTAAGCTCACGCATCATCTCAGAGAACTTTAAATGGAAGTCATTCTCAGTATCGAATAATGAGAATGACAATGCGCTCGATTCGAAGCAAGGCTCAACGCCTATAAGACAAAATGCTGTAAATTCAAAGTCGTAAATATAAAAGATACCGTCTTTAAGTTCGCCATCTTTAACTGTTATCTCCATTGAATGAGCAGTAATATTATCCCGCTTAATCTTTGCGTAAGCTTCTTGTCTTTTCCATATAAGTACCTCCGTGAAAAGGTATTCGTGTAAAGTTCCATCATCTTCTTCCACTACTTCCCACCAGTACTTAGACTGGGATGGTACAGTACCGACAGGTGTAGTAACATTAACTATCTTGATAGACCCATCACTGTCTTTGAATACTTCTGTATCATGACCGCCTATGGAATCAGTCTCCCTATCGTAGTTACATACTACAGGGCAGTTGTACATAGTCTTAGCACATCTGTCGAAAGTCTCTTTAGAAATAAAACTTTTATTCCTATTCAAGTCTTTATAAGCAATTCGTAAAACTGCTTTATCAAAAGATGAATTTATTTCACACAAGTCGGTAAGAGATGATGCAAATGTAAGATTCAAAACCTTATTTTCCATCTCTACCCTCACAAATAAAGCCACGGAGTTTATCCGTGGAGTTGCTTAAATACATTGTTATCAAAATGTAAGAGAGTCTGATAAGAAATAATCTATATCCTCAAGACTAAACTTACTATGTATAGAATCATCATAAGCAAAGATGTATATATTATTTTCTTCATCTTGCTTGAGTAATGTTAATCCGTTTAATTCCAAAACGTTCTTGTCTTCTTGATTGAAGACATATATTAATTTTCCTTTCATTCAATCACCTCATGCGCTCTCTTGATTCTTCTCTGTATTATCCGCTGTATCCTCCAATTCTTTTTTTGGTGCTCCAACACCGTTGCCAGAACCATCCTGTTCAGCGGATATCTCGTTCGAATTCAATTGAGTAGAACTTATTATAGGTCTAAACATGTCTTGTAATTTTAATACGTGTCCTTCTAAGAAACTCATGCTATCAAGCTCTGCCTGACCGATACCCTGAGATGCTGCGTACGCAGATATAGTGGGAAGCCCATAAGACGCAGCCTTTAAATATGAATCGCCAACTTCTTTATAGTTGTATTGACTAACATTCAGAAACTCTACTCTGAAATTTTTACCATATGACTGAGCCTGAATAAATCTATTTATTGCGTCACCTATACTTTTAACTAATCCATATGTTATTGCTTGGTCTGCCTTTATTGAAAGTAAAAGCGCATTAGCACTAGCTCTTACATTATTAAATAAAAGAGAAGATATACCAGCTGCTGTAAACAAACTTTCTTCTGCATCAGCAACTGTATTAGTATCGCCAGTATTTGATTTCTCGAAACTCACCTTTTCAAGATCCATTGGGGTTAGTACTGAACCAACCTCTTCTGGAAGAACTGAATCTAGATTCTGCCAAAACTCTTTAGCCTTTGGTAAATCTATTCCCCAATTACCTTCGTCATCCATAGGAAGCTTCATGCTTATCATCGCATAATTTTCTAGAGCTTCTTTATTCATTTTTAGCTGTTTGTAATCTTCTATATCATATATCTCTCTCAAAATTCCAGCAAACGGTGGGAGAGCGTAGTCTAAAATATCAGAGTTACACTTAATAGCAAAAGAATTTGGAGCGTCAAGCTCAATCCACGGATGAATTCTGTCGTTCTTGAATTTATTATATTTAGCTTTAAATTCAGGTGGATAAAATTCTAACATATCTTCTCTTGAAGAGAAGTAAGTGAAATTAAAAGTCACATTTGGTACATTACCTTCTACAGAAGATATAGCGCAATAATCACTTGGCAGATGTTGTATAGTTACGCTATCGCTTGTAACCCATAGTGTACAGTAACATACATCTTCTCTTAAACACACAGATAGTATTTTAGGAAGTTGTGTTTTTATATTCATTGATGACAACATATTCAGGACTTTCCTATAGTTGCCATTTGTCCTATTTATATTTGCCTTCCTCGGGTCTATTTTATATGGTTCAACTATATATGCTAAATCAGAAAGCCCTACAAAATATTGTATTATTCTTCTAAAATGTGGACTTGCTCCATATATATAATTGATCGCACGACGAAGTTCTTTCTCATATCTGTACGGATTTGATAAATATTTTTGAATATCATCTCTTGTATACAGATAGAAGTTCGGTGAAGACCTATAATTATTAAGGTCTCTAGTTATTAATTTATTTAGTATTGCAAATTTACTAGATAATCCTATATACCCAATACCGTCGCCACCACTTTTACCAACAGGTTTCTTGGCGACAA